TCTTCTACCAATTGTACCAATGCGGTATTTTCAACCGTTAATGTCCTATTTATTTCTGTTGGCGTTTCCGTGGATGCTGGCGCGCTTGCGGTTGATGGTGAAGAAGTTGAGCCGCCTCCACCGGAAAATGTACCAGCCGCAGCCGCAGCAAAAACTGTGGCGGCTCTTATTTTACTAGCCGCTGACAAGGCTGCTGCAGGCCCGGCCCCCGCTATTGGGCCAAGCCCTATAGGTGGCGGAAGTAATAAAGCTGATGCAGCAGCTTCACCATTTGAGTATACAGTGTACGCAGACACAGCGCCTTGAGCTAACCTCATGGCTTTCCCAACCGCAGAGCTTTCCCCAGCAAGATTACCAAGTATTCCTAATACGTTGTTTGCGCTTGATGAATAAGAGCTTTCAATTTGCCTGTTTGAGTCTTCTATTAATGCCTTTCGTCTAAATTGATACGCGGACTCAAACTGCTCTTTCCTGTCTAGCTGTTTAAAAAAGCCATCCAATTCTTGGGTGTAAAAGTCATTTGACAAGACGAGTAGCTCTTCATTGTTTTTAATTTCAAGCTGTTTAAAGTATTCAAAAGCTTGCTCTCTAGCCTCCGCCTCTTTTGATTCTGCATTTCTAGCCTGAAAGAATTGTATATCTAACGCCGCTTCAAGGTTTTGGGTTCCTTGGTCTTGACCTAATGATGGATCTCTTTCTATTCTGGCGTCAACCAACTGTTGCTTTTGGCTTCTCAGTTTTTCTAGCTCAACTTGAGCTTGAGCCACTAAAGCCTGAAGTGATGTTAAATTATCCCTTGCCTCTCTTAAATCTCCTGTGTCTGGGACCAAGAAGGAAAGAATAGAATCCTCATCCCCCAGCTTTATTCGCTGCAGCGCTTGCACTCGCAACTGAAGGTGGACTATTTGGTCTTCAAAATCATCTATCTCTTTTGATTTATCTCTTATTTGTATATCTAAAATTCCAATGGTTGCCGTTTTACCCGTTTCTGAAAGCTTGTTAAAAGAGTCAAGAAGCTTCTCGCTTGACTCCAAAGCCTGATCCATTGCATTGGAAGAGTTCAATAGTGATGGGATAAAAATCCCAGCTAATGACGCAGATATACCAACAATAGCACCCACTAAAGGCGCTCCAAGAACTATACCTAAGTCAGCGCCTTGTTGCGATATTGCAATCATTGGGTCAACGCCACCTTGGACTTGTCCTATCAGTTGTTGAAATTGAATACCAGCTTGACCGGCGCTTTTACTAAAAGATCCAAGTGATGCGTTTGTTGTCGTTAAACTCCTGTTTAATCCGTTACTTACTGCGTTAGATGTGCTTTTAACTTTTGTTTTTAGTGAGTCTAACTCTTTGCCTGTGGTTTTTGATGTTGAGCCAATACCGGATATTTGCTTTTGGGCATCTTTGGATGATTTATTGAGTCCCTTTACCGTACCCTCTAAGTCAAGAATTGCTTTTTGTGCATCAGAGGTGTCCGCTTTTATTCTTATAAATCTTTCTAATGCCATGATCGCATTTCCTGTAATTTTTTATCCATCCAAACAGAATCAGTAAACCTGATTAAGTTGAATAAATGCAACCTATCAAAAGTGTGACCTTTATCTAACAAGTAGTCTATATCCTTAGATTTTATACGTCTTGGGATTAACTTCTCACCAACATAACCCCTTTCTTCTGACAAAATATAAAACAACTGTAAAGATTCATTTACACGCTGATTACTATATCTGTCAGCATTTAACGCTTGCAATGAGCCTTTCCTTCTAACCCCTGCCTTGATTGCGTTAATATTTCCTTGGTACTTCCTGTCCCAATCTAAGGCTTTTTTATTTCTTCTTTATCCTTTTCTAAAAGTTTAGATAAAAAGTTCGTATAGTCTGCACTTCTTAAAAGTAGGTATGCACATAATGAATTCCAGCAACCCTTTTCTTTGTAAAGGTATGTGTACGCATTAGGTTTTGAGTATTCAATTTCCTCATCGCCTTCAGACATTTTCACATCGCACCAGTCTGTTATGACCCAGTTTACCAAAAAGTAAACGTTAGCCTCTGACCTCTGTTCTTCTGTTAGGGCTATTTCTGAATAATCTACACCAAACAGCAAATGCTTTATTTTTTCAAGCTCCCTGTTTGCCTCTGGGGTTCCTGTGCGTCGAAGCTTGAACCCCATCTCCTCAACGTAAACCCATGAACCATTATTTTGTAGCCCTTTGTCTTCGATAAAAGAATCAAGCATTACCAACTCACATCAATTTGAACTGTAGTATTAAATGTATTGTCTTTTTGTGCCGTGTAAGTACCTTGAAACAACGCGTCATCATCAGCCCCGTCAGGTTGACTACCAGCGGTGAATAGACAGTTGTGCATAGTGACAACCATTTGTCGTCCGTCCGTCCATTTGAATAACGCAGATAATGCAAACGCTGTACTGTTTTCATACAGTTGTTGTAAACGTAAAGGGTTATCTATTTGTTCAATACCGTTCAATGTACCAGAGCAAGTTACTGTTTTAGGTGAAATGCATTTTGCACCTAGAAAGCCAGCTTGGTCGATTGCTGAAAGGTTGGAATTAAAGTCCACTGACATTTCGGTTAAATCAACATCTACTTGATCATAGTTAAAATAGATACCGAGAACGTCTGTTACTGCTGAAATCGGATTACTCGCATCTTCTGCGTTATCTGTTTGGCCCGGAATTGCTAAAAGCCCAGGCAGTTGCTGTGTAGCCTGTATACCAAAAGAGGTTGTCACAATACCGTTTGGTGGTAATGTTAAAATCCACTGACCTATAAACGCATCTATTTGAGTTGTGTAATCAAGGTCGTTGGTTGATGTTGTATTTTTAACCCTTCTTTGTACTGTTAGGTATTCTCTATCATCTGCGCTTCTAAGCATTTGCCCAGTAATGGTGATGGAGTCGCCTGCAGCAACAGTAACCGGTACGTTTTGACACTGTAAAGTGTCTGAATCTGGTTTTGCTGTTACATAGTATGGGATATTATTTTGCTCATCGCTTGAGCCAGTAACAAACACCCATTGACCTACATTAACATTACCAAACAAAGAGCCAGTTGCGCCAGTATCTGTGATTTGATTTGTTGTTGAATCAAAGGCAATAGTGGAATTAGCTGAAATGTTGATTGCTGTCGTATATGTTCCGAATAAAGCATTAGATAGAAAATCTTTTTTCTCTTGCGTTAATTCAGCTTCAAGCGTGTACTCATAATTTAAGTCGTCTAGTATTTGGCGTTGAGCTTGCCTTCCGGTTATTACTTCGTTTGAGTTTGTAAAACCCGGCTGCTTCTCAGTTTTACCGCCTGTTCGTCTAAATTTAGTAAATACTGGATTTGGGTTCACTTCACCCTGATTTGTTTGTTGGGTCAAGTAGACCGAAAAGTCCGAACCCACTAAAGAATTAGACATTTAACTGTTCCTCTATATAAAAAAATACATTTATTTGCTTAGTATACCACGCATCCACAAAGCCAAGGTTATCAATTTGTATGTTTTCCAAGCAAACCTCGTTGTTTAACCCTATTCTTTGTTTTCTAAATAGTGATTCTAGTTGATCTATTATGGATGTTGATATTTTCCAACCAGTTCTTTTTGGTACCCTAACCAGTATAACAAAAATGCCATCGGTTCTTATTAGCCCACCAAATGAAGCGGCTGCATTTTGACTTTCTGCATAAGTAATAGATAAGCCATCAATAAAAACTTGCTTTTCTTTTTTGTTTCTAAATGAGCTGTTTGGCCACTCAACATCACTAGTCAACATCTGACCTGGGGTTATGTTATAACCATTGGCTGGTATTATAGGTAAGCTACCTTCCAGCCTTTCCAGTAAAATTGATTCAGCTTGTGTTTTTGTTGTCATCTTGGATAAAACTCATTTAAGGCGTTAAGTAAAGCTATATCAACCCACCCTGCGGCAGCTTGCCTGCTTTTACCCATGTTTAACTCTTCTACATAGTCTACGTTATTTTGCACATAAATTGTAGAAAGCTTTTTGCTAAACCTAGATAGCGTTGACTTTGCTCTTTGCTGCGCCTTTGACGGCCCTGCGTCTCCAATCACTGGACCTTTATATATTCTGTTTATTGGTGACTTTGATACCGTCCAATTTGAACTAGATAAACCAGTATCAATAGGGTTTTCCCTAGACTCTCTAGTTACCAAACCTTCAATAAAGAGCTTATTATACTCCCCCAATTCCTCTAATAATTCATCAGCAACACCATCAATCACGTTTGCCTCACTTGTAATATATAAACAGCGCCCGATGGATCTAGATAAGCATTAATAATCGTTACGTCAACCCCATTCCAGTTAACACTATCACCAGATTGTGGCTGATCGGGTAATTCATTTGCAAAAAGCATTATTTTAAAATCACCAACCATAATAGATGAGCCGTTTATCTCACTGGAGTTATATTGCACTTGTAAAGTATTGTTTACAGTTGTTGTTGATTCTATTGTTGGATTGTCAGACGCGCCACCAGAGGTGACGCGCTGAAATACTGCGGTCCTTACTGAATCCGGGAACCTTTCCAAAGCTCTAGAGAAAACCCTTTTAATGTCGTTTTTTGTGGCCATCACAACCTCGACAGTGTGATGTTTGCTATTAATGGAGTTGCGTATCTAGCCACTCTTTGCGATTTAAAATCTTTACCGCTGTCAGGTTTAAAATAATCAAATTTAACCCCGCCGGTTATTTCTTCCGATTGTACATTGTCGTTGGTTGATGACCCATCATTCAATAAGTTTTCATTTGATTGGGCTAAAGCGGCTTCAATTTGCGCGTTTTTTATATTGCTTGGTATTTCGTTGTTAGGTAGAATCTCACCAAATGCAAAAACATCACTTCTGGGCCATGACATAGACTGTGACGCTCTTACTAAATCACCTTTCCAGCAAAGTGAATTCAAATAGTCTCCAGCAAGGATTATGTTTTGTCTTAATTCATTGTCCGCAGGGTAATCTATACCGCGCAAATCAGCGTATGACTTTACATCTTCTAGAGATATAAAAGTGTTTGCATCTTCAACTATCGAGCCGTCTTCAATTATTAGTGTCATGCGTCAACCTTTGAGCTAAGTTGAACCACTTGGTATTGAACTTTTATCCCATCATAAGAATAAAGCCTCATTTCTCCAGATATGTTCACCCATATCAGTGTATCTTGGTTGTACTCAAAATCATCTACACTTGGAGGTGTACAAGGCTCCATAGGTGATCGCTGTGTTGCATTAAATACTGTTGAGTCGTCAAAGTCTGCCATCATTTACCCCAGAAAGTTTGGCGTGTAATACCACTGCCAGTTATTAGATTCATCTTTGTAAAAGAAATAATTTCTATTTCTTCGAGTTAAAAAATAATTATCCCCATTGCTAAGTGCTACAGTTATTCTTCTTGAACCAGCATTCCACCTGCCAGCATAGTCAAAAACTTTAAACGTGTTAACTTCGCTTACATCTACTGTTAATGTAAACCCGCCGGCAAAATCAGCGTCAGCAGCTATAGTTTCTAGGTCGCCAATGGATAAATCTGAACTTAATGCGTTTTTATAAACTGGTGTGTATATCTTTGCGTTAACTAACTCTGATCGAGTTTCTAGGAAGTATTCCTGAAGAACGAAAGGTAAAAATACACCTGGAGCTAACGGGCTTAATGTTGTACCAATCAAGTCTAATTGACTAGGGTTATCAAACTTTTCGATTGTTACCCATAGTGTAATTGCTGGTTCAACTAGGATTGGTGTGCCTTGGTCTGAATCTAAAAGGTTTATGATACAATCACCATTAGGTAATACATTTAAACCCTCCCCAGCCTGCCACTCTTCATCATTGTGTGATTGATAAATCACTGGACCGCTTGCGTTTATCTCTTGAATTGTTAAACGAACACCAGTTATTTGAGTTACAAGCTTAAACTGTATCTGTGATATAACACGCTGAAATGTAACAGGGGCAGGAAAAGAATAATTACCCACGTTTGATGTTTCATTAAGGGGTTGAGCAGCGAACGGTTGCACCTCGCCCCAATCAATAGAATACGGCTTACCTGTTACTGTTTTACCATCACCTTGCACTACACTAAAATCGACAGGAACGCCGCAAAATATATTACTTCTACCTGTTGTTTTGTCGCTTTGTAATAAAGTTTGGCCAGCTTCCTCTATTCGATATTGCTCAAGCTCAATTAACTTTCCTCGGTTACTTAAAACAATTTCGGTTTGACCAGAAACTTGAGAGGCGCTAACTTTTCTTAATGGTGAAGGTTCGAGCTTTCCTGCTTTAGCAAGTAGAAGGACGTCATCAGGGGCTGACCTTACTGATTCTGTTATTTCTAAATCGTTATTTTCAAACGCATTTGTATCTGGGTTTGATTCGTATAAAACCTTAACCTCTGAGGCGTCTAATACATTATTAACTAATAACCAATCACTAGCGTCATAACTAGATGGGATGTTATCGCCTGACCACCTGTATAGGTCACCGTTAACTACAACTTCGGTAACTTTAGTTGTGCTATTAAATAAACTAGACAGGTTGCTAGATGCCCATGTGTCACGAGCCACTAAATCAGAGAATGGTGATTCTGCTGGCGTGAATGTAGCGCGACCCCCGCCACCGCTTGGTATGTCAGGTCTAAAACTCATGTTACCACCTCTACATTAATCAAGGATTCAGAGGAGGGTGAGTAGGCCCATGCGCCAGAATCACCAGAGTCATTAACAACTGGAACTGAGCGACTTACTAAAACGTCATAACCGTTAGTGCTGGTAGGTTGACTTGCAGATGTGACCAAACGAATTGGTATATTTGAAATCAACTTAACTCGAATTTGTGTACCGATAGTAACTGGTGGAAACCCTGCTTGTTCGTTAAGCGCTGCATATACGTCCACCCACGTATTAACAGGAATTGTGATATTGGGCCTAGTGTCTGCCATGATGTTCTCCTAAAACACTTAATAAAGCGCTCCGAAGAACGCTTGGTAAATGCTTTACTTAGACTTTTTGCTAGGTTGGTTAACAACTAATTCAACTCGCTTGAACTTTGCCAATTCCTCAGCGCGTTTCTTGCTCATTGTAATTTTACTACCAACCTCAAGCTCTTCACTTTTAGTGTTGTAAATGCCTTTTGAGTTAACTAGGACTTCTACTTGATCAACTTTACTAGTCATAAGTCACTCCCTATTCAGTTGCGTATAACGCACACTTCTGGTCGCTTGAGTCAGTACGAGCTAAGAAGCCACACGCTGCCCACTTGATGTAGTCAAAGCCTGAGTTGTGCATAGTGCGAGGTAATGCGTATGTAGACATAGCCATACCTGTTAATGCGTGGAAGCCTTGAGTGTTATCAAGCCAGTACATAGCGATTTGGTTGCCTGATAACTCTGGGTCTTCGTAGATTTCATCAAAGTAGCGGAAGCTCTTAATGTAATCCAATAACGTGCCCCATGCACCAGTTGCAGTAGAGTAAACAGTACGTTCCCAGTGAGACATAATTTCACGAGATACCGCAAACTTGTACTTATTAGGGCAGTTGTTTGTGATCCAAAGAATATCAGCAACACGAGCAACCTCGTTTGAAATTTCTACAGGCGTAGCTGATGAACTTGTTAAGTCAACTGTTAATGTAGCTGTTGCAACGGTAGAGTCGTTTTTGATACCGCCCCACGCCGTGCCCTTAAAGTTAACTGACGAATCACCATTCCATAAGAATGAGTTCATAGTCTTATGAATGCCACGCTCAGCTTCACGAGAGTAATCAACTAATGCGTTAAAGTTTTCAGCGTCTAACGCTAACTTATCACGCCAATCAATACCGAAACCTTTATCGAAGATTGGGATGATACCGTTTGCGTAAGTATAATCACCTTTGTCACCTTTAACACCCGTTGTACCAGACAATGAGATTTGACCTTCGTCTAATTCATTGAATTTACGGTATGTGTAAAGCTTTTGACCTAAGTTTGTCGCTTTTGACTGACTTAGTAGCATTTTTAACGTTGTGAATTCACCTGCAGGCGCTTGGAAATCTTTAGTAGTTGGATCCATCATTCGGAACGCATCACCAGGAGTTAAACCAGCGTTACCCTGCATTGCACGACCGTTATTAATACGCTCAACAATAGCGTTATGGCGATCCATACCTTCTAATCGACGGTTATGTAATGCCTTATATTGGTCCAGCATGATTAAGTCTTGAGGCGTCTTAGGATTCTGCAACGCTTCTTTATTAAAGTATAATGTGCTCATTGTTTCCCCCTATGCGCCACGTACACGAACTAAAGTAATTGCAGTTGTTGTAACCGCTTCATCTGCATAAGCAAGAATGTCATTAGTTAACGCAGTTGTACCAACAGCAAAAGTACCATCACTATTAGAAATGATAGGCGAGCCTTTCACTACAGTTTGAGAGGTTGCAACACGAACGTTAGCAAACTCACCAGAGCGTAACACCATTGCTTCAGCAGTTTCACCCACTGTATAAGCTGTAGTGATAACACCACCTTCTGACTCTGGAATTTCAATAGCAATTAAACGCTCACTATCAACAGTTGCAGCGTTATTAGATGTAGCTAAGTTATTACCAGAGCGCTCTAATAGCGTACCCGGTAAGAATGCGTCAGCCGCAGGGCCTTCAACAAGTAACGGCTCTCTGTAAGGGCCGTCGATATTACCTAAATGGATTTTATTTTTAGCCATGGTTCAACTCCTTACATATCATCAATAGCTGATTTCAGGTCATATTCACCCGAATTTGTTTGAACACCAAAACCACCAGAATTCAAACTCATAGTACCAACAGGTGCAGAGTTTTTAGCAATCTTTTGAAGTGTATTAACAGACATAGCTTTTAGCTCGTCATCTTCAAAGTCTTTGCTGTTTGCTTTGATTTCGGTGATTAACTTATCTTTTTCTAAGTCATCTTGAGCGTTAACTTTTTGCTCTAAAGACTCAACCTTGTCAGTTAATCGGTTAATAGCAGACAATAAAGCGTCAGATTCAGCATTCTTTTTCATGCCCTCTTTCTCTTTATCATCACCTTTCATCATTTTGTCGTAAGCGTTCTTAACTTCATCTTCAGACATATTGTCTTTATACATGTTTTTCTTTTTAAGAGCTTCGACCATGTTTTTCATGTTTTCGGTCATGTTTGCTTCCTCGTTAGCTTTATTTTTAGATAATAAGCCTGCCATTGCTTTGGTAAACTTATCGACTAAACTGTCTTCGTTAGAAATCTTTTCAACATATTCATCCAGGTTTACATACAGCTTTTCACACTTAACCTCTTCTTCGCCATTAAAGCGCATGAAAGTATCTTCACCACCGGCAGGAGGTTCACTTGATTCAAGCATAGCTAGATGATTGTATTCTTGTTTAGTGGCAACGGCATTGTATTTAATGCCCTTTTCGTTGGTGCCGCTTTCTTCTTCTGGTATCGTGTAAAGGCCGGTAGATACACCAACATCTTCACGATTAGATAATCGGGTATAGAAATCAGTGTCTTGGTTTTTATCCTGGGCCTCTAAGATGTTTTTGTTAATTGATATGTTTGCATACCAAACACCATTAGAGTGCATTACCTTTTCAACGTTACCACCAGAGTAATGATTCTGTAGAGCTTCACCTTCGTAAGCATCTAAACCATTACCTTTTGAATCTGTTGGATGAGAGAGTGTGACAACCTTGTTTCGTATTGTCTCCATACCAGCCTTGTTATCCTCAGCTCGATATAAAAGACCATTCATAACAGCACCATCAACTGTGATAGGTACATTGTTAATTAGAAACTCGGTGTCCGTTTCACTTATTTGGCTTTTGCCAATATTTGTGATTAAAGATATGTGTTTCATTTGACATACTCTTGATTAGTTAATAAGCATTATAGCCGACTGTGTAAACAATACAATACACTGTAAACATTAAGATACACCAAGCACTTGCTTTTTACGTGCCCTAAGCTTCTTAATAAAGTTCTTTTGTGTCATTTCGCCTTTTACATATACGATTTCTAGTGTCGTACAATGACAATTAATGCGATTTGCACCCTCATTCCACCAATCCTGCTGCTGTTTTGGTGTGTATATATTTCCGTGTCTTGCAGCGTGTGAGCGTCTAGTCCTAACACCAATAGGTAAGAGCAGGGCGCTAATGTGTATTACTCTTAAATCAAGACCTAAGTTATCTCTAGCAAACTGTTGAACAAAGAATCGACCGTCATTATAAACACGCTCAACCTCAGTAGATGCAAAACGTTCTGCTTTATATCCTACAATTAACTTAAATCGTTTACGTGTGGTAGCTAATAAGGATGCAACCGAAGCGCCTGCAGCGGCACCTGTTATGATAGCTCTTGTTATATCACTGGCAGCCTCGGTTGCGTAAGTCTTCATATTGCTAAATGATTCAGTAGCTTCTGAACGTTGGTCTTTTTGATAGTCCTGTCTTACTGTAAATTGCTCCGGTTGGAATTGACC